TACCTATGACAAGTTAGTGGATACTTTTGATTTAACAGAGGCACAGATTAAGAAAGCTGATAAGTTTATCAAGGAGCTCCAAGAGGCAGAGGTAGAGGAAAAAGAATTAGAAACCGAAAACAAATAACACAATGGAAAATTTATTAGTAAGATGCTCAGAGTTGAGCAAGTTAATGACCAAGAGCAGAAGTAAAAGCAGCCCATTATCCGAGACAACAAAAACCTATGTAATGGAAAAGGCAAAGGAGGCTTTTTATGGCATTACTCCTAATTTCAGCAGTAAGTATACTGAAAAGGGATTGTTAAATGAGGATGAGGGAATTGAGATGGTTAACCAAGTTAGGTTCATGGATTTCCGTAAAAATGCGGAGAGAATAACAACAAGTTGGTTGACTGGGGAGTGTGATATTTTAGGAGATGAAAGGATAATTGATATTAAGTGCTCCTGGAGTTTTGAAACGTTTCCTGCATTTCAAGAGGAGGCAGATAAGGCAGTAAAAAAGTCCGGCTATGATTGGCAGATGAGAGGTTATATGATGTTGTACAATAGAAATGTTGCAGAGGTTATTTATTGTTTAACAACTACTCCTCCAAGTTTATTGAGCTCGTTTGATATTCCTGCTCTGCATGATGTTGATCATATTGCAGTAGGAGATAGAATGACATCCGTAAAAGTTGAAAGGGATGAGGTAATTGAAAGTGAAATATTAACCCAGTACTCTATTGCCAACGAGTACTACAAAGAATGTATGGCAGAATTAAAATCAAAAAGTAAAAAAGTAGAATCATGGATTTAAGAGGAACATTAGTTAAGGTATTTGCTAAGCAGCAGGTATCAGAGAAATTTGCAAAAAGAGAGTTTGTAATTAGAACAGAGGGAGAGTATCCGCAGGAAGTATTATTACAAGTAACTCAAGATAAGTGCGGATTGTTAGATAATTTTATGGAGGGGGAGACAATCCAGGCCTTTATAAATATCAGAGGTAGAGCATGGACTAATCCTGAGGGAGTTGTTAAGTATTTCAATACATTGGAGGCATGGAAAATTAGCAATGAGACTCAGCAGAGTGCTCCTGCTCCTCAAAGGTCAGGCATTGCTCAAAACTTTATGGAGGATGCAGTTGCAAGCTTACCTGATATGGATGATGACGGGCTCCCATTTTAATAACTTTTAAGAGACTTTTATGGAAAAGATAAACCCAATATCAAAAGAGCAGCTAAAGTTCGTTAAAAGGGATTGTAAAAGCATAATAACGGCATATATGAAGCAAAATAATTTGTCAGTTCATGCAACTGCAAAAAAATGCGGAGTACAAGCAGGCCAATTACATATGTTTTTAAGCGGAGCTGGTGGATTGAATATTAATACAGTCCAAAGGATTGCAGATGAGATTTGCAAATAACATGAGGGGAGGTTTAGGCCTCCTTTTTTAAAACATAACAAAATGAGAATAGATTATAATAAGATCATGAAAATTGAGTTTGAGGCAACGAGCTCAGATTTATCAGAAATCACTTTTGAGTCTTACATGGCAGATGCTAAGATTGGTAATAAAAAACATATTTTAAGACAGTTGGCAATCCTTTGTCCGATTTGGGCCATGAGGTTCTCAATGGATGAAAATAATTACAAATACCAAATAACGAGTACTCATATCATCGTACCATTCGAGATGAAACAACATTTTTTTAAATATTCGTTTTAGAATAGAAATATAAACTATACTCCCTGCTCCAAAACCAACGTTCTTTTTGGCTCATATTCACCCGTAGTGGAGCAGGGTTTTTAAATCAAATAATCATGAAAAAAAAATTAATCTTATTAGCAGCATTATTTACATTGGTATCATGTGAAAAAGAATATGAATCAGTAACAACAAGCTGCGAATGTGGAACAATAGCAAATGACGGAATTAGTGGAGATAGTTATTGGATTGAGGTAAGAAACAATTGTACAAGCAATAAAAAGCGGTTCTACATGGACCAGGACCTTTGGATGAATACGCTTTAAATATTATTGCTGGGACTTATGAAAGTAAGTAGTTAGTATTACTCATAGCACATTGTGTATGGAATCGTTTTAATGTGCTATACACCTTGTTAGGTGTTTTTAATTTACGGATTATGAAACTAAAAGATAGATATAAAATAAAACCAATTAGTTATAAGTTGGCAATGGATTTAGTTGTTAAAAATCATTACTTACATAGAAAATGTCCTTGTTCACAGGCTTTTGGTTTGTTTGAAAAATGCGATAATAGTGCAGACTTGTTTAGTGATGAAAGAATAGTAGGTTGTGTGATTTATGGAACACCAAGCTCTGCACCATTAAGAAAAGGCATTTGTGGAATAGATGAAAGTTTTAATGTGCTTGAATTAACAAGATTATGGATTGAAGATGATACACCAAAAAACACAGAAAGCTACCTAATAGGAAATACTATAAAGTTAGTTAATAAAGAAATAATAGTAAGCTATGCAGAAATAGAACAAGGACATTTAGGTATAGTTTACCAAGCTACAAACTGGATTTATACAGGATTAAGTGCTAAACGTACTAATTGGACTATTGAAGGGATGGATAAGCACTGCCAAACGATAGCAGATAAATACACATCAAAAGAATTAAAAGAAAAATATGGCGATAAATTTAAAAAAGTACCAAGACCAAGAAAACATAGGTATGTTTATTTTAATTGCAATAAGAGAAGAAAGAAAGAACTGATAGCTAAATTGAAGTATAAAATTGAATCGTACCCAAAAGCGTTAGTAAATTAATTACACCTAACAACCTTATAAACGAGACTGAGCGACTGCCGAGGTACGAGGTTGCAATTACAATACTGTTATGTATATTTACATCCATGAGTAGATTAACATGGACAGAGATGTATAACTATCTAATTCAGCAGCCTAATTGCATTATCAAGGACCAGGAGCTTACTATTCCAAACATGCATTATACTTTGAATAAGTTGCAGAAAAGCATTGAACTGCATGAGCCTGATACAAGGAATAAAAGCCATAATTGTAAAGTATTAAAAAGAATCCTGGAGAGGATATACAAATTACATTTGGAGAATAAATATGCTTTGATTAAATCATAAATTTCTTATATTAGCAGAGTTATGTTTTAAGGTTATAGTGGAGGGGGGTAATAAATTTCTGAGGTTTATACTCCCTTTTTTAAAACATAGCTACACACCAAAATTTATAAAAGATGGAAAAGGAAAGCACAGAGGGGGTACAATACTCCGCATTTCAGAAGTTTTTAAGCTATTTAATAATTGTCCTAATGTTCCTAATATGGATAGTTGACAGGGCATTACATTTATTATTGCCTCATAGAGAGCATGAGCAGTTTACTCAATGGGCCAAAGATGGAGCCAATGTTAAATATGCATTTGCCAGGTTAGCAATATTCTCTATTCCAATTCTAATATTTAAGTTGATTGTAAATTAATTATCAATTTGTTATATTATTATTAAATAAGCATAAAAGAAATAATAATGGCATACGATAAAGAAAAAATATTTGAGCAAGCAAAGGAGCAGATTAAAGAGAATAATCTTTTTTTTGTACAAGACATTGTTGCCTTTATTCCTTGCAGTAGATCAACATTTTATGAGTTATTTCCAGATGGTTCGGATGAATTGGACACCTTTAAGGAGTTATTGGAATCAAATAAAGTTGTAACAAAGTCAAGTATTAGAGCAAAATTATGGAAGTCAAATAAAGCAGCTGAATTATTAGCTTTGTATAGATTAATTGCTACACCTGAGGAACATCAAAAATTAAATCAATCATATATTGATCATACAAGTAAAGGAAGTCAAATAACTCTAAATGATATGTCATCTGATGAGATTAGAAGTCTTTTAGGAGATGATGAATAAAAATGATAAATTAAAGGAGCATGCAAAAAAACAACTAAGAAAAGAGTTGGCAAAAAGACATTTTTGGGATTTTTGCAGGTTTTATGATGGAGAGTTTTTTACCAAAAGGCCATTTTTAAAACAAATAGCTGATGGGTTCCAAAAGATTGAGGAGGGGGAGATCAACTCCCTTTCTGTTTCGATGCCTCCAAGAGCAGGAAAATCATATATTACAACATTATTTAGTGCATGGGCATTAGGCAGAAGTCCAAAGGAGAGTATAATGAGGAATACCTGTACTGCTACCTTATACCTAAAGTTCTCCTATGATGTTAGAAACATCCTAAAAACAGAGCAATTTAAATCGGTATTTCCGCAGGTTGTTTTAAGTGATGATAAAGCCAATTTGCAGGGATGGAATACAAACCAATCAAGACAGGTTGGTTATTTTGGTGCAGGGGTTGGAGGTACTATTATCGGTTTTGGCGCAACTAAGTTGGCAATTACTGATGACCTTTACAGAGGGGTTGAGGATGCATTGAGCGATACCACCAATGATAAGATATTGACATGGAAAGAGGCAACTCATGACTCCAGGTTAGAAAAGAATTGCTCAAAGATTGATATTGGTACACGTTGGAGTATTAATGATGTTATAGGCCGTAATATGGAGGAGGGGAGATATGATTTAAGTATTGTGATCCCTGCATTGGATGAAAACGACCAATCATTTTGTGATGATGTTATGAGTACAGAGCAGTACCATGATATTAGGGGCAGGATAAACCCGGACATTTGGAGTGCAGAGTATATGCAGGAGCCTGTTGATATGAAAGGCCGTTTGTTTAGTGGATTAAATAAGGTATCTGCGGAGGAGTTTAAGAGCATTAAAGACAAGGTTGAGGGTTATATTGGTTATATCGATGTA